AAATACGGCTTATCTTCGTGTAGTATATTCACAGAAATCGCTTGACTTTCAGGGCGTTTAGAGTGATATATATAGTACCTTATAAATGATACAAAGGAGGCTCTATGACAAGAAAAATTGAGCAAGTGCGTTTTGCCACGGACGCACCCAAGAGAAAACGAGTGGCAGCATATGCAAGAGTCTCAAGCGGCAAGGATGCTATGCTTCACTCTTTATCGGCACAAGTCAGCTATTACAGCGACTACATTCAAAACAACGGCTGGGAGTATGCAGGCGTTTATGCCGATGAGGCAATCACTGGAACCAAGGACAAGCGAGACGGCTTCCAGAAGCTCCTTGCTGAATGCCGTAGCGGTAATGTGGATATGGTCATTACAAAGTCCATCTCACGCTTTGCCAGGAACACGATCACACTTCTTGAAACGGTGCGAGAGCTGAAAACACTCGGTGTGGACGTGTACTTTGAGGAGCAGAACATCCATACCACAAGCGCCGACGGAGAGCTAATGCTTACCATCCTCGCATCCTACGCCTAAGAGGAAAGCCTTTCGGTCAGCGAGAATATGAAGTGGCGCATCAAAAAGAACTTTGAGGACGGCAAGCCCTGGAGCGGATTCGTTCTCGGTTACCGCTGTGAGAACGGGCAGTATGTGGTCGTCCCCGAGGAAGCCGAGGTGGTTCGGCGTATCTACCGCGAATACCTTGACGGCTTGTGTGCGACCGCTATTATGAAAGGTCTTAACGAGGACGGCATTCTTACGAGATTGGGAAAGCCGTGGCGCATTGAAGGCGTCCTTAAAATTTTGCGAAACTACAATTACACGGGCAACCTCATTTTACAAAAGACCTACCGCGAGAACCACCTCACCAAGCGTAAGATGAAAAATAATGGAGAGCGTCCGCAATACCACGCCGTGGAAACGCACGAGGCAATCATCGACCTTGCGACCTTTGAAGCGGTGCAAGAAGAACTTGCAAGACGTGCCGAACACTATTCAGGCAAAAAGCCAAACACCACAACCTATCCTTTTACAAGGCTTATCGTATGCGCAAACTGCGGAAAGCATTATAGGCGAAAAACCACAGCAAGCGGTGTCGTTTGGATTTGCTCCACTTATAATACCCACGGCAAAAAGGCTTGTGCCGATTCCAAGGCAATCCCCGAAAATGTCCTTTACGAATTAACCGCAGATACCCCTCTCGGTGATTTAACGGCTATTAGAGCCGAAAAGGATAATACCTTGGTATTTTTCTTTAAGAACGGAGAACGAACCGTTAAACGATGGAAAGACCGCTCCCGTGCCGAGAGTTGGACGGACGCGATGAAAGAAGCTGCTCGGCAACAAGCATTGGCGCAACATTCTAAAAAATAAAGGAGGAACACTATGGCAGCAAAAAATGTAACAGTTATCCCCGCCACCATTAATATTCACACAAAAAAATCTACCGAAGCACGGACACGCCGTAAGGTGGCAGGCTATGCTCGTGTTTCTACCGATAGCGAGGAACAGGTAACCTCCTATACGGCGCAGGTCGATTATTACACGCAGTACATACAAGCCAACCCCGAGTGGGATTTCGTAAAGGTTTACACCGATGAAGGCATCTCGGGAACGAACACCAAGAAACGTGACGGCTTCAACGAAATGGTCGCAGATGCCCTTGACGGGAAGATTAGTTTGATAGTGACTAAGTCAGTGAGCCGTTTTGCCCGTAACACCGTTGACAGCCTTACAACCATAAGAACGCTTAAGGCACACGGAGTTGAGGTCTTCTTTGAAAAGGAAAATATATGGACTTTCGACTCCAAGGGCGAGCTTCTTCTTACGATAATGTCCTCCCTCGCACAAGAGGAGTCGAGGTCGATTTCCGAGAACATCACTTGGGGTAAGCGCAAACAGTTTGCGGATGGCAAGGTCAGCCTTCCGTATAAGCAGTTCCTCGGCTACCGCAAGGGCGCAAACGGTCTGCCCGAAATCGTACCCGAGGAGGCAGAAATCGTAAGGCTCATATACCGAATGTTCATTGATGGCAAGACCCCTTGTTACATCGCAAAGCACCTCACCGAAAAAGGCATCCCCACACCGGGCAGAAAGAAAACTTGGCAAGTCAGCACTGTGGAGAGCATCCTTACGAACGAAAAATACAAAGGCGATGCTCGGCTTCAGAAGCGTTTCACCACCGACTACCTTACCAAGACGATGAAGGTTAACGAAGGTGAAGTTCCGCAGTATTACGTGGAAAACAGCCACCCCGCCATTATTGATCCCACAGAATGGGATATGGTACAAGGCGAGTTCCATAGGCGCAAAGAGGCAAACAAGCGTACTACTTGCCATAGCCCCTTCGCATGCAAGGTCATCTGCGGTGATTGCGGAGAGCAGTTCGGTCCCAAGGTGTGGCACTCCAACAGCCAATACCGCCGTGTAATATGGCAATGCAATCATAAATTCAAAGGTGAACACCGATGTTCCACACCCCACCTCACGGAGGATGACCTCAAGGATTACACCATTGTGGCATTAAGCTTTCTTCTGAAGAACCGAGAAGCTTTGTTTGAGGATGGAAGACTTATAAGGGCGGCACTTACCGATCACACGGAAATTGATGCCGAACTGCAAAAGCTAACCGAGGAGCTTGAAATCGTGGCGCATATGATAGAAAATACCATAGCCACCAATGCGATAACGGCTCTCGACCAAACGGAATACACGAAAACCTATGAGAGCCTTACTGAACGCTATCAAGCCTTGCAGAAGCGTTATACGGCTCTTACAAGGCAGAGAGCCGAAAAGGAATACAAAGCGGATGTCCTCAGTGGTTTCCTCTTTGAAATCGGAGAGTATGATGTCCTTGACACCGAATGGAGTGACAGCCGTTTTCACACAATCGTTGACCACATCACGGTTTACAACGATGGCCGCCTTGTGTTCACCTTCCGCAACAGCAGCGAGGAGACGGTGATGATGTAATGAATAGCTTTTTACGAAGAGTCGGCTATGATGGTCGGCTCTTTTTTTGCTGACAGACGATTGAAAAATTTATAAAAATGTGATATAATAGTTACAACATGGAAAAAATGTACGGATTGATGATTGATAAAACTTTAATATTCGAAACATAGGAGGATAGAGATGGGAAACGAAAAGAAGAAAATTAGCCTGGGTGATCGGGTGTCCTATTTTTACATCAAAAACCTCAAAAAGTGGATGTTTTGCCCCTCTTGCAAAAACGGCAAAATGAGCTTCAATAAAAAGACCTCGCATTGGGTGTGCGAGGATTGTGGATATAGCTTTTCTGAACAGTATTTCTTGGACGATTGCGTTTTCTGGTTCTGTGATGAATGCGAAACTTATCTCAATAACCAAGAGGGATTCGACCGTAATGCTTCAAAGCACATCTGTAGAAACTGTGGTTATGAGAATGACACCACATTCGCTAACATCAAAGGAACTTGCTCCGATTGTGGGAAAATTCTCCCCGACCCAGATGCTACTCTTTGCACGGATTGCAGACAAACACGTAGAGAAAAAGCAAAGCAATGGCTCATCACTGCAGGTAAAGTCGCTGCTGGAATTGCTGTTGTGGTAGGAGCAACTGTTCTTGCCGCCTCAACGGCTGGAGATGATGAAACTCCAGACTATACACCTCTACCCGATGATGACAGCAATAATGATGACGAGGTATATGGATTGGGTGAAGGCAAGTATCCTACCTGCAAAACTTGCGGTGCAAAAATGACAGGATTTGATGATTGGGCGTGGTACACTTGTCCTGATTGTGGAGATAAAGTACGCATCATCGAAGGTAAAGAAACGTGGTACGATGAAATTTTCGGTAAGGGTACAAAACAGCATCGTTCCGATTTTGAACTTGCCGATTTTTGCCGTGGCGGAGATTTGACCGAAGATTGATTTTAGTAATTTAACGAATAGCTGTCTTTTAACGATAGGAAGGCACTACACCTTGACGGGGAGTAGTGCTTTTCTGCATTTTAAAGTTTTTAAGCCGCGAGATATAGACACCGCATATATCAAAATGCACCACTAAAGCAAAAAAGCCCTTGATTTACAAGGACTTTCGGTCAATTTTTAACGATAAAAAGAAAACAGTAGGTCGATACGATTGTATCAATCTACTGTTCCTTATTTGGTGGGGGAAGGTGGATTCGA